TTTTGATTCAACAGAAAAGGAGAAGCCAAATGATAGAAACAGTCCTTTACGTGTTCTTAGCAGGGATTTTCGGCTCAATATTGGGAGTATCCGTGTGTATCGGGTTTGCGTTGTACCTCGTAAACAAGGAAGAAAAATAGTGAAATGCCCTGTTTGTGACCAGTGGGTTAGTGTTCTTGAAACCAGAGGCAGAGACAACAACGAAACGTATAGACGTTATCAATGCGCTAATGAACACCGATTCACCACCAAGGAACGAGTTGAACGAATCATTCTTGTGACCCAAAGGAAGAAAAATGACCGAATCATTGAACCGAAAACGCCAGATTGAGGAACTCAAGCTGATTGATATTGAGTCACTCAACCCATACAGGAGCATGGTGATTGACGAAATTGCTGATGCTGTTCTGAGAATGCAAGGCTTTGGCAAAGATACACTTGACAGCTTTGCTATCTACATCAGGGGATTGAAATGAAACCATACGGATACGTCTGGATTAAAGACAAACACGAACCCAAGTTCTTCTGGACAGAGAACCCTGCTAAGGAAATCCAAAGACAATTTGGCGGTGAAATTGTGGCAGTTTTTAGGGGTAGACCATGAACGAACCAAAATCAGCGTTTGACTTCTCCGGTGCATCAATCTGGACGAGGGATAAGAAGCTAGGCCAAATCAACATTGGAAAGATTAACGGCTCAAAGAACCGTGAAAAGATGCGATTCAAAGAGATACCAAGTCACCAGAAACTTACACTGAAGTCAAAAAATGGAAAAAGTTAAATCAGCATTTGAGTCTATTAACGAACCAAGTTTGTGGCAGACAGAAAAGAAAGCCAAACGTCAAAACAAGGCCATCAATGCTGCCGCTACAGAACTGAGGAATCGGGGGTTGACAAAGCGTGAAACCTTTACCACCTATAGCAAAGCAAGACCAAAGTAATTATAAAGCTATAACTTGCGAGTGTCATAGAAATCCCATAGGATTTGTTTGCGGCATGGGGCTGCACAAATTTTCAAGGGGATTGAAATGTTTAAGTTGGAAATTAACATCGCCGATTACGATTGGATGGACGATGAAAAAGTGGTTATCGAAACCGTTGATTTTGATAAGGCGCAAATCATTCACGAATTCATCGAGTTCCAAAAAGACTTTGGTTGGGCTGCCGACTACCAACTGAGCGATGACTTCATTGATGCTCAGTGCGATGAGGAAGACGATTACGAAGACGAGTACGAAGAAGAAGAGTACGAAGAATTCGAAATCGGCGAAATCTACGAAGATGAAGATGGTTTGATCTGGAAGCGTGTGGCATAATTTCCATGCAGTTGTCTTACAAGGGGGTCTTCGGACTCCCTTTTTTTATACATCGTAGACTTTGCCCCTGAACTCGATCTGTCCTTCACCCCACTTGTGGACTAACTCAGGCCACATTAACCGACCATTGTGGAATGTAAGGATGGCAAACCCTGAACGCCAGTTGGTTGGTGCGTCTTCCAAGTAATTCTCAAACTGTGGGCCTGTAGGCTCTGCCAGAGTGCCTGTATCCACTCCAAACCTGTTGCCGTTGTAGTCGCTAAAGGGTGTGACCTTCAGGCTGTGCAAATGCCCTGTAACGATGCTCACGCCACTGTTGACAGTGTTGTTATGGGTAGCATGAACACCACCTTTCCAACGGTGTTTAACTGCCACCTCCTCAGTAGGCCAGCATGACCAGCATGGATGCCATGTAGGGAAATGGTCTTTCAGGCTAAACCCCTTGACAAACTCATACTGAGGCGCATTGGCAGCAAGACGGTTCTCAAACCTAGCATCATGGTTTCCAAGTGTCCATACAAGGTTTACATTGCTTCTGGCTTTCTTAGCGGTGTCCTCAATCTCTCCAAGGGCTATTTCACAGGCTTTCAACTCTTGGATGACTGAAGGTGTCGAATCCCACCCAATGCGGGGATAACGGCTGATAGAAGCACCATCAAATACATCACCATTGGCAATGATGGCCTTGGCTTGGAACTCCTTGATTGCCCAAATAAGACCCCTAAAAGCCGTTGTATGGATGCCTGGCCAGAAGTGAGCATCGCTGAAGACGATAACTGTGCCATTCTCAATGCCCAACATCTTCCTAGCAGGGTTATCAGGGGTCTTAATCAATGGTCCTTGCTTTGTGGTTTCAAGAGAAAGACCCTTTCTTTCCTCAACTCGTTTGCGTCTGCGATGCACACTGCGAATATCAACCCCAAGTTCTTCCGCAACTTTCTTTGGCGACTTCAGCTTATCCCAAATTTCAATGAACTCTTTATCAGTGGTGGCTGGTCTCGGCATGATAGTCCTCAATGAGTTTGCCGTAACTTAAACAAAATCAATGACAAGTGGGTGAAAGTTAAAGTAAAACAGCAGAATAACAACAATCAGGCTACAAGTCCATTCAAATAAGTTGTCTTACCCGCAACCTTAACAGCAGTCAATTCTTGTTTCTTCAGGTTATTGGGGTCGTAAGACACATGAACCCATCCGCTGTCAGGAATGCCTTGGGTGTAAAACTCCAGAATCAACTGTGTGTACTCAAGGTTGTCCATAATCCACTGAGCCAAATCAGCATTGGCAACACCAGCAATCTCGATGTCTGCGGCTTGACCTTTGCAGTGGTCAGAAGTCTTAGAACCACCAACAGCGGCATTTGACTCAGGACTACGGTAGCCAGAGTTCACGGTTACAGACTTGCCAAAATGTTCACGAACAGGCTGAAGCACCTTCTCGCAAAGAGTTTTCAGGTTCTCAAGCGCCTCATCATTAGGCGTATTGTCCAAGCCCAATCGGGTGGCAGTGTCTGACTTTGTGAGTTCTTTGAGGGTGAAATTGGCTGATAAGTTCATTTGATGGCTTTCTGTGATTCAAGGACTTGGTTATAAAGAGAGATGCAAGCGTTCAGCTTGTTGATGGCTTTATCGCCTTCCTCGGCTATGGCGATAAGATTTTTAGCAGTTTCTGGGTCAAGTTCGGCTGATGCTTCTCCTCCACTATCTCCTGTGGGAGTGGTGGAATCTGTGGGGGCTGATAAGGCGCAGGACGTTTTGACAGGAAGCCGCAACTTGAGAGCGCCAGAGTCAATATCAGCATTGCGCTTTTGAGTTTCAAATCTTGCTTTTTCATTTGATTTCCTTAGTGCATCAGCAGTGGTGGTTACAGCGGCAGTCAAAGCCTGTTCTTTGGCTCTAGCTTGGGTATTTAAACGGTCAACTTCAGCTTGTTGGGCTTTAACTTCAACGTGCTTTCCATAAAAATACCCGCCGCCAAAGGTCAGCAACAAGGTTATAAGACCCGATAACAAGCCTTTCATGGTGCTGGTGGCTCATCGTTGTCAATGGCTTCTGCCTTGGCACTGGCATTGGCAATAGCCTTAACACCAGAACGACCAGCAACACCACCCAAAACACCAGTGATAAACACCATAATGGTGCTAATCTGTTGCGTATAAACCTTGTCAATTGCTGCCATTGCACCATTCATAGGCTGAGTAACAAAGGAAACTGAGTACAAGAACATAGCCATAGAAGCCAACAGAATTGTCACCAAGACCACGATAACGAATGCCCATACCCTGACTTCAATCTCATCTGAGGTCAGTCGATTGTTTTGTTTGTATCCAACGGTTGCCATTACTTTTTCTCCTCTGGTTTAACTAACATTTCAGGACAAGTACCTGTAGCGGTACAAATAGGTGGCTTACATTCATCTTTTGACCAATTCGTGGGGTCTTGGCATGGATAGCGGAAACGGTCTTCACAACCAACTAATAGAGTGCAGAGGAATCCCGCAAACAACATAACTCCAATCAAAGCCCAATCATGTTTTCCCATTTTCATTGCTCCTTTTGTCCTTTTCAACTTGTCTACGCAACTTTTCTATTTTCTCAGTTTGTTCTTTAACTTCATGCTTTGCTTCCAAAATGTCCAGATACAGCAATGCACCCATCGGCAGTAGGAATGCTATCAAAATACAGCAAAATATCCAGCCCACTATCTCTTCCCCAACTGATTTACGAACAGAAACCACAGCCACAGGTAGAGGAGGAATATAGAAGTCACTGTCAGATACCCTAGCTTTAGTTGGAAATTTCTTTCCTCCTCCTTGCGTTGCCATATATCTTGCCTCTTTAGTGCCTCTTCTTTCAACCTTGCTTGTGTCTGCTCCTTCTCAATCTTGTCCTTCATCTCGTACACAGAGCTGTACAAAGCACCCATCTCAGGCGGCGCACTATATACAAGACATTCACGAATCTGAACAACAAGTTTATCCATCTCTTGTTGCGCTAAAACCCTTTTCAAAGCCGCTTCCATGTGGTTTTGATTAGGGTCATAGACTGTCAGACTCTTTTGTTCTTCTTCTCTGATATGCGCCGCTAACTGCTCCTGAATCTTGAAAAACTCTGTTAGGTTCTTAACAATGTCTATCTTGACTTGAGTTTCATCAACAGCGACATAATCCGGCTTCTTAGATTTAGCGACAGAATTTGCAACTTGAGGCTTTGGCTTAGAACCAAAGAACTTGAGTAGCTGATTCCAGAAGCTATGTATTTCCTTGCCAGTAGAAATAATCTCTTCAGTAGTTGCTTTAACTTGGACATACTGCTCTTTAACGGTTTTCCAAAGTTCAACACCAGCAGAAATTTGCTTTGCCACAGAAGCAGCCATGAGGCATAACGTGATTGGGTCAATTTCAGTCTCCTGTTATTGGGTCTGTGACTTTGACAACACATTAAACATTAGCGGGTAATCAAGTTCAGGGAACAAGCCACCAACCTTCCCAGCCTGTCTAGCACCTTGCCCGGCCAAATATGAAGCTTCACCAACTAATCTAGGCGAAGAACCAGCCAGATAAGCGGCTGTTAATGGATTGGAGACTTGGCTAAGCAAACCAGCCGTACCAATAGTTCCAGCGGCTTGAATACCTCTAGGTGTTACCTTACTCAAAGCCTGACCAGCCAGGGCTGGCTTGATTGGGATACCACCACCGAATTTAGGTGATGTAGCTTCCAATTCATTGACTAGATTAACTCGTTGCCCATAGTTAGTGTTCACGTTGTCACGCATTACAGATTGCAACTTACGCATTCCAGCGTCAGCAGTCGCCTTTTTACCTTGCGATAATGATCTTTCAATTTCACGAACTTGTTCTGCTGTATCAGCATATCGTTTCATAGTATCAGCATAAGTAGGAGCTTGAGTCTGAATAGTTGACTTTATGGAGTTGTAGATGTCCCCAACAGCACTAAGCGTATTCTTTTTATTCAAAGGAATATCTGCAATTACTTCATCATAAAGAGATTGCTTTAATTTATCTAATCCTTCTGGTGTATGAAAGTCTTGAGGATTTGAATTTCTCCAATCATCAATTAATTTTTGTGCTTCTTCAACTTTTGACATTCCATAATTGTTGGTAACCTTACCCTTATATGTGACTCTATCAGTTGCGTTTTTCAGTGCTTTATCAATATCATCAAATTTGAGAATTGATTGATCTGCTTTAATGTCAACCATGCCAGATCGGTAAAGATTCTGCTGCTCCTGAATCATTGCTTGCAAGTTTGACTTAGTATCTTGTAACACCTGAAGCTGGTCAGCAGTACCACGCAAATTTTCTGTAAATGTCTGACCTCTAGCGCCGCCCTCTTTACCGGCTTTAAATGCTTCCTCAACAGCCATAGAGCCAGCACCAGTAGTCATACCTAAAGTTGGTGCGATTGATTTAGCGCCATATTTGATAGGGGCAACTGCAATATTCAACGGATTGGTGACTTCAGCACCTTTAGTAAGAACCTTTGAAACAGTACTAGCTTTAGGAGCAAGCGAAGCACCACCAGTTAAGAACAATGACATATCAGACAACACACCAGCAGGGTCTGTTGCAACTGCTTTCTTTGCGCCCTCAATGCTTCCATAACGGTCTTGATAGAACTGTTTGACTAGGTTAGCCTTGTCAATTGATGCTTGATCTCTACCAACAAAATTAACAATCCTATCTGGTAACAAGTTTTGCAAAGTACCAGCACCAATATCCAGAACGCCAGTGATGGTGTCGACAGGATTAGTCACTGCCGTATAGACATCACTTGCCATCTTTCCTAATGAAGATGGGAAGTTCACAACAGCACCAGTCGCAACTTGACCAGCCGTTAAAGCATCACCAGAAGACTGTTGAGTAGTCTTTTGTGCAGTTGGAGATGAGGTAGAAGTTAATCCACGTTGACGTTCAAATGCGTCAATTTGTGCATCTGTATAACCAGCCGCTTTAGCAGCTTCACGATCTATAACAGCCATTTTTATCTCCTACCGCCAGTTATGTTAGATGGATTATTGTTTGGTGCTTGAATAATGAAATTCTCCAATGGTGGCAATATTCCAGTTGGCTTCAAAACATCTAATGCAGCCTTGCTGTAACCTTGTACACGCAACACACTATCAAGTTTGTTGTATGCTTTCAAAGCAATTTGAGCCTGTCTATCAAGATTGGCTTTTGCTTGTGTTGGATTCATTCCTTTAGTGACCATAGCTTTTTCAAATTCAGCCTTTTCAGGAGCAGTTAAAGCCGCCCCAAATAAGTCATTTCTTACCTTATTTACATGATCTTGATACCCTTGCCACCATTGATATAAATCAACATCTTTAGGGTCATTTGATTTACTAGCTCTCCAGATGTCAGCCTCACCAAGTGCGTTAGTTGGATAGCCAGCAAATTCAGGCTTAAACGCTGTAGTCAGATCAGTCAATTTATCTACTGAACTAGCTTGACCAGACAACTTAGTAGCATCAGGAAGTTTGATCTCTTTTCCATCTGCCGCTTTAAGAGCCGCATCCTGAGCTTTACCAATTTGTAACTTCATCAATTGCCTACTCAAATCTTGAGTTGCCAAAGTTGATGCTTGGAACATCTCCCTTGATGTTTTTTGATCGTCACGGCTCATCGCAGTGTTGTTCAAAGTCGTAAGTTTTTCAATTGCTTTATCTTGATCTTCAGGGTCAAGAGATGCAAAACTCTTGGCTATCTGATTGGCATAAGGAAGAATTGTTGGATGGATGGCTTTACCAGCAATCAGGTCATTAACGGCATTTGTGCCAGTTGTAGGTGCAGTAGGCATCCCCATTGGAATAACAAGTTTCCAAGTGCCATCTGGTTGCCTTTCCATGAGCTTTTCACCCTTCTTGAGTTCCTTAGTCTCTGGGGCAAGGTCTTTCAAAATCTTACGACCAGCAACTGTGGACATCAGAGCCTTTTCAACTTCAGTGTTTCTTGTTCCATCGGCATTAAACAAATTGGCCTGTAATCCAGCCAATTGCATACCAGTACCACGTTGAGTTAAGTAGTCTTGATATTCAAGTTGTGTTTTTTGAGATTCCATTGCCTGTTGCTTTGTTTTCATCATTTCATTACGCAACAGATAAGCCGCTTCTTGGTCACCAGACTGCAATGCAACCTGAATGGCTTGGGCATAAGAATCAGGATTGGATGGGTCAATCATCGACAACAACTGTTGACGCTGA